GGTCTTTGACATGGACATGCAGCACAATGCAATCGCATCAAAGGACAGGACCAATATGTTCAGCTCCACAATACCCTTCCCGATGGATGATAAAGTTGGAAAGCAGTTGATGGCATGGTTGGTGAAATAATGGACGCAAAACAATATATTGAAACATATGCGGCCAATAACCACGCCGACCAACCAACATGGCTTTCCGACCATGTGGCCCTAAAAATCAAGTCAGTCGGAGGATTGCTTTCTGAAGAAGCTGCAATCATGCTAATTGCCAGCGAGCATGGGTGGGTAATGGAAGAAGTTCCTATTGATGCAACTGGACCCAAGGAAAGGCAATATGCCCCCATCACAGCATACACCGAGCTAACGGATTACTGCCTAGACTTGATATGGGATACCACTGAAAAAGGCGATGAATACAGGAAGTTCCCGAAAGAGCCTCTTGTTGCCAAGGTGGTGCAGATTTATGATGCCCACAAACCCAAATTCGGCTTTGCAAAGATGCAGACTGGTGTGAAGATCACAGATGGCAAGAACACCAAGTACTTCAACTTTGAGGACAAAGAGAGGTTCACAACAGGAGATAAGACCTTCCCAGCAAATCTCATGAGTAGTGCCGTGCAGCAAGTCCGGCAGGATTTGCTTGGGAAGACTATCGCCATCTACGGGTGGGAGCTTTTCAAGGGCCAAAAGGGATTCAACATGACGTCAACAGCATACACCTACTTCAAGGTTGTTGATACATCCGCTTTTGAAGAACCGCTTGATTATTTGGAAGAAGTGGATGTTGAGGAAATCGCTGAAGAGTTGTCTTGATGCTGCAGACATTTTCGGATAAGTTCGGCGAAGTCAGGGCAAACAAGCCCACTGGCGACCTTGGGGAAGACTACTTCTTCAAGATGTGCCAGGATCTTGGGCTGGATGTCACAAAGGAAACTGAATCGCTTGATTGGGATTTTAATGTCAACGGCAAACGTGTCGATGTGAAGGTGCTTAGGAATAATTTTGGCCCAAGGGATGGATTCCTCCTAAATGTCAGGGCCAATCAGATTAATCCCCACATTGACGTGTTTGCTTTTTTTTATTTTAATCTACAAACTGGCGAGTTTTCCTTTGCCGGTGCACTGCCAAAGGATGAGTTTCTTGCAAGATCCACTCTGAAAAGAGCTGGTGAGATGGAAAAAACAGGCTTTGTATACCACTGTGACACTTATACGATTGCCGATAATAGTCTAATGCCGATTGAGATTGTCGTTGGAAAGCGTTTGAATTATGCCACCACATGCCACCAAAGTGGTGGCACTTTTGCCGATTATGCCACCACTTTGCCACCACATGCCACCACTTTTAGGGGTGAAAATCTTGGAAAAAACTAAACTATCGCTAAGAGCCGATAAGGATTTGGTGGACGCAGCAAGTGAAATTTACCAAGGGAGCATCAATTCTTTGCTACAAAGCCTCTTGGAAGATTATGTTTTGAACAATCGGCCAAGCCTTGAAATCCTTCTTGCAAGGGAAGAAGAACTCAAAAACGAACTAAAAAAAGTTGGCGAACAGATTGTTTCAGAGCAACAAAGATTATCCGGTGTTAAATCACAAAAAAAGGCGACAGAAAAAGCCGAAAAGGAAGAAACTCCTTTGGACAGCGTTAAAAAAGCAATTTATAGGCAACTTGAAAATTCTTCAATAGAAACAATCATGAACAGCGTGTACATGAAAGCCTTCCAAAAAAAGCTTGGATGGGATGAGCAGCAAATTATTAACTTGATTTTATCGCTGGCACCAGAAGACAAGCTAAAAGAATATGCCACCACATGCCACCACTCGACCCAGTATACAGAGGTAAGTAAGTAAGTAATAGTATAGATAGTAGTAGTAGTAGTAGTAGTAGTATGGAGGAAATTTATGGAACAAAAATATGTTTTAACTTTCAAAGATCATCGTGGCATTGATTGCCATAAGATGGAAATTGATCATGTGGAATTAGTAAACTTGGCAAAAAATTTCCCTGAAATAAGGGCAAAGGTACCTGCAAGTGTGGATCTAAAACCGACTAAAAAAGTCGCGCTGACTCCAGATCCAAACGCTAAACTGGCTAGCCATTACCGAAAGACACGGGAGCCAAATTCAGAAACGCCAATTAGGATAAGGAAGAAGCAAGGCATAAGGATACACAAATATCAAGAAAAGGGTAAAGTGTTTGTTGAAATTCTTGAACATGTTATAGACACAGGGAAATACCCTCTTGAGTGTAAATCCGGCCATAAGTCTTTTTGTATAAGCCAGGGCCTTGTTACCAGGGACGAGTCCAAGTATGTTGTCACCCCGGCTGGGTATGATAAATTAGACTTGTGGAAAAATTGGTCATGCTCTGTGATAATGCGTGCAGTTGCGAAATACTTGCAGGAGGATAAGGGGTGGATATTTAGGATTCATCTGAGTGACATGCTTGGGTGTTCTAAATCTGCCGTGGGTGATGCTGTAAATGCCTTATACCAAGCCGGATGTTTAGATCTTCAATATGGCTGTGTTGGATGCCAGTCTGCAGAATTAATTCGCTGGAAAGATGGCGCAGTGTATAACTCAAGGAGTACTGCGCATAACGTAGATTATGCGACAGAATCTGAGGGGGCCAATGTATGAGTGATGGATTTTGGTGTAATCCTGTAGTTCATGCAACGCAAAAAGTGTCACAAATAATAATCAAATCTCAAGAGTGGATGCAAGTTGTTTTAGCATTTGATTATGATTCTAGTAAGGGTGAGTGGAAAAAGGCTGCAGTTGTGGAACTAAAAGTAACAAAAGACGGTGATTTCATAATGGTGATGGAGAAGAATGCCCCGATCAAAATCAAATATTGGGATGAAAACGGAACTGAAGAAAAGGAGGCCAAAGCATGACGCTTCAATTCACAAAAGAAAAAAGATATTCCATGACCTATGGCGAAGAACGTGAAGTTTGTGTTATATCAATGCTAAGATCATACGGCGAAATAGTTTATCCTGAAGAGCTTTGTTGGCTCTACACAGAAGATTTTGAGAAGATCAAAAAAATCATGGGGTGGGATTAATTAAATTCTTTTTATTTTGCGAGCATGAAGGCCAACACCAATTTTTCAATTTCAATGGAACTGCTGAAATCGGGCCTATCAAGTTCACGCTTTTGCAGTGCATGAGCTGCCGTGATGATATAGCCCTTCCTGGAGAAATTGTAATGAAGGTGATCAATTGCGAGGAAATGGCGCAATTCACTAAGATGATCTTGGAGTGGTGCAAATGAAAGTTTTGCATTTGACACTGTATAAAAAATATTTTGACCAGATTGCTAAAGGAGAAAAAAAGGAAGAATACAGGATGATGAGTCCACATTGGGCTAACAGAATAGCTGGGAAAGAGTTTGACGAGATTCATTTTACTAATGGGTATGGCAAAGATAGGCCTTTTATGAGGATTGAGTTTATTGGATTTGGGTGCCCTTTGGTTGATGAAACTGGATGTTATTATGTCTTGAAATTAGGAAAAATCTTAGAGATTAGAAACTGGAGGGAAGATCTATGAAATTTGATGAATTCCACAAGTCAATAGGCAATCCAGATATATTGGCCCTATCATTAGAACTTGATTCATGCGATTGGCTCAGGATCATGGTCGCAATCAGGGGCCGTGTTTTGGCCCTAAATTTATGGGGATTAAACAAAGATGATCCTGAACTTGATTGGTCTGATAATTCGGAAGTGCAGCAATATCTCATGTTCAAAGGCAAAGAGTTCAAAGATCTAACAAGAGAGGAAAAGCGGATCTTGAAGTGGGGATGGTTTGATAACAAAGAGATTGAAGATCTAATGGATTGTGATGAAAAACGATCATACAAGTATTTCTGCTTCAAACATGGGGATGTCAGAAGGTATGAGGAGTTGAAATGAACAAAATTCAATGCGCCGCTGTGGGATGCCAAAAAACTGCTAATTTCATTTATCCACATTTGCAAGAAGATCCAAATAAAAATTTAGTTTTAGTTCCGCTTTGCTTCATACATTGTATTTTGTACCATATCCAAAAATGGATTGATGGTGATGATAGATTACACCAAGCAAAAAAGGAGTTGAAATAATGACGCCAAGAAAAATGATCAATCATACTGAAGCAAAAGAGTGGGAAAAGCTAAACGAAGTATTGAGAAGAAGGCCCGGCCCTGGAACTCCATTATATATGCCTCATGAACTTGGCTATGCATGCCCAGTCTGCGATGCTTCCGATGAAATCAATTTAACATGGTCTGAATTTAACGGGATGATCTGGTGCCACAATTGCAAAGAAGATTGGCCCTCCTGCATTTGCAAGGCATATCCAGAGCCTAAAATTAGCCACAGGAAACTGACAAAATATCAAAAGGCTAGGGAAAATAAGAGAGTATTTGTTGCAACGATCCAGGACTTCAAAAAACTCTTCTTGGAAGGTGAGCCTGAAAGAATCCAAGAAATAGCTCCAAGGAAAAATAAAATTGAAATCAAACCAATCGAGGGAACCGAGCGATATATCTCATTAGATCTTGGAGGGTATAAAAAAAAGAAAAAGGACTTGGAGGATTTTTTGTGATAATGCCATCGTGTAACATAATGTATATGTACCGCAAAAATAACGCATAATAGAACTTATACGTAATAAATATGGAAGGTGAATCAAATGGAAGATGAGGTTAAATCAATTAGTCTAAAATTGGATTTTGATTTGAACGACAGTAACCATCTTATGATTTTCTTGGGAGATTGGTGTTTATTCGACCAAATTTTTACAGATAACCGTTCAATCAAGAACAAGATAAAAAGTGGATTGAAAGTGATACACTGGAAAGAATCTGATAAAAGACTTGCCGAATTATTTAGTAGGTGTCCGTAAGAACAAAAACCAAAGTAAATTAATGGAGGATTGATATTGTGGTAGTGTATGATAAAAAGATGGGAAAATTGTATTCAGATAGAGGAAATATGTTGACATCCATTCCAGAATATTTTTACAAATATTGCAAACCAAATGAAGATAGTAAAAGAGCAAGAGAATTTTTGGAAGATATGGTTTTTGAGTTAGACAATGCCATTATGCAAATAGAATCAACGATGAATGGGGAAGCATTACTAATTTATGAAAAGACAGGTGATTGATTTGAAATATGGGGAAGATGTATTTGCCCACCGTGATGAATTTTTCCATTTAGAATGTATACCTAATGACTACTATCCAGATAGTTCTGCATGTGAAAAATGTTATTATAAAAAAATATGCATAGATGGAAAAATATTCTTTCGTAAGAGATGTTTTAGGATTAAAGACGAAGGGAAATAAGGAGTGTACTCAATATGAGGCAGATTGATGTATATGCACATTGGACTTGGGATTGTCCGATATGTGATGCAAGTAATTATGTGGCATCCAAAGACAAAAAGATAGTCTGCTGTTGCAGGTGTAAGAGAGAATTTGAAATAAGGGATTTTATAGGAGAGGTATTTCGATGAAAGATGAAGACTTTGAAAAGTATTTTGAGAGATTGTTTCCATTATTCAATAGGAACTCACTTGGAAAACCAAGTGCTAAAGAAGAAATAAGAGAAATTCTTGAAGAAGTTGAAAAGAAAGGACACGATAGTAATATTCACTATCAATTATTGAAAGTATTGGATAAAACAAAAGGTGAACCAGATGGAAGTCTATGATAAAGAAGACGGTGGCAAAATATATTATCTTGGTCATTTTAAAATACCAAAATACAACTTTAAAATAGTCTTTTTTAGAAATACATTTGACAAAGACAAATATTGGGAAGAAAAAGAGAAGGAGGCAAAAGACGATGGCGTTAGAAGATGAAATTAATGTGAAGATAAAAGAAAATAGGAAAAGGTATTACCTAAAAGGGATTTCAAATGATGAATTAATTGAACTAAATGGAGAACTAAATGGATTAAAATGGGTATTGCAGTTATTAAAAGAGAAGGAGTGCAACCCATGAAAACTCCACTTGAATACTGCCCCATCTGTAATTGTTTTTATTATGATATCACAGGAAAGAAGCTCTGCCCTCATGAAAAAGATTATCCACACGAAGCAATTGAAAGTAAGGTCAAAATGGAGGGTGATTGAGTTTTGAATCAGCCATATTGTGATAGTTGCACCATCAAGGATTGTGATAGAAGATCTTCAACAAATGGCATGATCACGTTCTGCAGCAATAGGAAACGGAGCAGATCTTCTTATACAGTTCCTGCAAACGTTGAAGTTGTTGAGCGTGATATACAAAATAAATTATTTGATGATCTGGAGGGGGATTAAATCGGGATAAAATATTGTTTGCATTGTGGAGTTCCAGTAACTCAAGGCAATTTTGGTCGTGAAAAGTTGAGATTTTCATTGGGGGGTTTAAAAGGGATGTTTGTTGGATTGCTATGCAAAAGATGTGATGAATTAGATTTTGAAAGGCTATGTGCAGATGTCAAACGGTGGGAAGAAGAAGCCGAAAGGCAAAGAACACCACAATGGCAGTTTAGTTACGCATGGAGAACATGAAATTGACAACGTATTTATAAATAGGGCCAAAACAAATTAACAAGAGGTTTATATATGGAGATAAGTGTTGAATTGTTTGATAAAATCATTGAAGCCCTTGAGGATGCGAAAGATGTATATTGGAATGAGTTTTCTGGGCCTTGGACTTATGCTGACCTCGTTGATGATCTAAAAGAATTAAAAGCAAAGAGTATTCCTCTAAAATAACAATCTTATATAAGCAATTCCAATCCTGGCGGAATTAATATACCCTGATGATCTAATTTTGGGATTTATAGTATATTATGGCAAAAGTTATCATATTGTTTCATAAATAAAACATATGTAACATTTTTTAAACAAATAATCTCGGCTTTGCCCGCTCATAATCTTTTCTGAGCATGGTCTTTGATTCATGAACGTAGCCTTCAGTAGTTTTTATGTTAGAGTGGCCCAATATGGATTTTAGCATGAGCAGATTGCCCCCATTCTCAACGTATTGTGTTGCAAAGGTGTGGCGCAGCATGTATGGCGTTACATGAAATCCAAGATCCTTTGACTTCTTGCAAAGCACGTTTTCAAAGGTCCGGAGCGCTATGTTGAAGATCTTCCCACTGGCCTTATTTTCATAAATATGGCGCCGTAGCTCCAGGGATAATTCCTTACCTATTGGGATTATTCTGTCCTTGTATGTTTTAGTTTCTGTTATCATGATCGTTTCATCCATGAAATCTATATCTGCAACTTTGAGATTCAAAAGCTCTTGGGGCCGGAGTCCAGTTAGTATTGCAGTTTTTAGCAATAGCTTCCACGTTGGATCTTCAAAGGAATCGACCAAGATCCAGCACTTTTCAAGTGATATATTCAATCTGACTTTTTGATGGATCTTTGGCTTCTTGAAATCCCATTCATGGCCTAAAAAACGTAAATACCATTTGATGGCATAATACATGTTGTGCTTGTATGAGGAGCTATAATTTCTATTCATAAAATCATAAAACCACTTTGTTGCTTCATCAGGAGTATCGCCGCCTTTGTATTGTTTTATGCAGCCAATCATTGTGTTTGTTGTTTTTAGGGCCAATCTATTTTGTGCCAAAAACATTGCGAATAGTTGATAATCTATCGCCATTGTTAGTACCTCTTTTCAATTTGAAAATAAGGCCAATCTAAACTCCGATTCAAAAACAGACGCTAAAAGTGCGGGGGAAGGGATTTGAACCCCTGGACCCCTGCGGGAATAGATCTTGAGTCTGATTGGCCCTAATCTTACTTGCTTCTGAAATATATATACCTTGTTCGTGTTATTATCGTGTATTGTGTTGCATATTACCCGAAAGATATATAAACTATGGGCCGTATTAGTACTTGTCTAAGATCACCTGGTTTATCCTTTCCAGGTCTAATCTATTTGACGTGTCAGCTTCAAAGGCCGCCAGGGTGCCTCTAAATTCCTGGAAATTTTCTTAGACGGGTGCTGCCCTCGATTGGCTTGATCACCATTCGCCAGTCACCTAGTACCTACACCGGGCAAACTCAGGTGTTGGCAAGCCCGAGAAAGGCAGCAAAGGAGGAAAACATGTCAACGTTTGAAATTGTGGAACTATTGACAAAACTGGTCCCCTATTTAATGACTGTTGCAATAGGTGCAATAGGCGGATGGGCCATTGTCAAAAAGAAGTTAGCGCAGATTGTTAATCTGGCGCAGAAAGTATTGAACTTCCTGGTGGATCTAAAAGCTGCAATTGAAGATGAAGCAGTTTCAGAAGCAGAATTCCAGAAAGTTTGGGCCAATGGTCAGGAAATACTCAAGGCATTTGGGGAAATAATAGGTTATGACTTTTCATACCTATTTACAGCAAAAGCAAAGAAAGGAAAGTGATCATATGGATCTAACAGAAGACGAAAGGGAAGCCGATCTTCAAGCTGCAAAGGCCCATAGGGAATTGGCCGAAGAGCCGTTGCTAAAAAACAACCCCGACTACGAATCACAAAGAGCATGGCATATATCAGAAGCAGAAAGGTTGGAGGATCATGGCAATAGATCTTGAAAAGGCTAAAGCAGAGGATTATGTTGGCCATGATTTCAAGGCGCATTATATCCCAGGGGTTTCAAAAGAATACTATCAGAAAGCAAAAGATGCAATGACTAAGCTCCTGGCAAAATACGGTGGCCGTGAAGATCTTGAACGTGATGAAGTTGACTGGGCATTTTACAAGGCCCACATGTATGTAGTTGCATCTTATGTTCAGGATAGGTATGATGAAGCCGTTGCTACAAGGGAAGGATTAATCGATAGGAAAAACAAATGGGCAGCTTTTATTGAAGCGCATTCTCATCTTGTGTTTGACATACCCGACTTTGCAATGGAAGCTTTTGATGACTTTATCACCACAGGCAAGCTTAGGGGATTGGAAAATCTTGAATCACTTTATTTGAGGACTGACAATCCAAAAGAAACCTTCAACAAACTTGGCAATGCCATCTACGTTGTGCTGCGAGATATGGGCGAAAAGGCCCCAGCTTTATTGATCTTGCCATCCGCCCACTGTGGACGTGATTGGGAATGGCTTGGTGACATCCAATACACTTCTTGAGGCAGTATGATCCGTCCCTACGATCTTCATGTATTTCCAGAAACTCAAAAAGTATTTCCAGTAGAGCCTATTATTTTCCCAGGGAAAAAGAAGTTTTTCCAGCTGGTGACTTTTTTGGAGTGATCTTTTGAAATGTCCGCATTGTAAAAACCAAAGCCGTTATGATAATGAAAAAACTTGCTATCTATGCGGATCTTTTTTGATACCTGATAAATTGTGCAATGAGTGCAAGGAAGTCGGGGATCTAGTAAATACCATCAAGGGAACTTTTACCCACGGTGAGCCTGCAACAACTTCGTATAACACTGGAAGAAGGGATTATGATGGGCGGCCAATATACCAAATACATTTTTTGAGGAGATGCAAAAAGCATGGTGTCTACAGAGCCGAAAGAAAGCCAGTCGCATAACTGCCCAAAATGCGGCGCTAAATTAAAATGCCCTGAGTGCAGCATCAAAAGCGTCTATTGTGGTAAGTGTGGCAATCTTATCAAAGATCCATCCCTCCACAACTGGACGTGCATTGTTTGCTTTGCTCCGTTGAGGAGGCCAAAATAATGTTTTCTGATGATCTTCTAAAATATGAAAAAATGACTGATGATGAGCTTGCCGATGCAATACTTTCCGGCGCTGTTGTTGACACGATGGCCGTTGCAGTTCTCTTGAAAAGGATCCATGGGAGGGAAAAAACAAGAACATGAGCGAACTGAACATTGTGAGGCTTTTGTTTTTCATTATTCTTATAATACTTGCTTTTGCAGACCTCACAAAAGGTACAGTTGTTGGCCTTATCTTTTGCGAGGCGATTCTTGGCCTTATCATTGCAGGTTGCTGGGTGCATTATATAATTGTTGGGAGGGATTATAATTGAAAAGATGTAAGGAATGCGGGCTTGCCCGTTGTTGTGATGATGACTGCCCAAAATGCGGCGGTGAAATGATAGATGAAAGAGATCTAAAAGACAAAAAGGGGTGTAGCGTTGGAACTCAATGAAGTTACAATCCCCTACAAACAGGGCGAACCTGTCAGGATCTGTGGCCTTGGTGATATACATTGGGGAAATATTGCCGTTGATGAGCAGGCGCTGGATCGTGCAATAAAATACATTTGCGATAATCATGTCTATGTTGTTGGCATGGGTGACATGGTCGATTCAATAAATCCAGATGATAAGCGATTTGACATAAAGACGGTAAGGCCTGATTTTAGGGCCAAACTGGATAACTTGATATCGGAGCAGTATGAGAGCCTTTGCGAAAAGCTCTCAAAAATCCCACAGGAACAATGGATCGGCATACACACTGGAAATCACGAAGAGGTAATAAGGACTCGCTATTACCGTGACGTGACCAGGGACTTGTGCAGGAACTTGAAAACAACTTATCTTGGTTATGAAGCATGGAGCAGGATAAGATTTGAGCGTGGCACAATAAACAAACATGTTGAAGTTTTCAAGTTGTTCTCAACACATGGCTCTGGCGGTGCAAGGTTTGATCCAACAAAACAGTGGAAGATTGAGCATATCTCAAACAAGATTAACGCTGACCTTATTATGATGGGCCATGTCCACTCGATACAGGTTGGCCGTGGATTGAAGGGTGACATACCAAGTTCGGGGGAATTGAAAGAACAGAACAAACCTTACGGTTGGATGCTGACAGGAACGTTTCTCAACAAGTCAACTGAAGGTGTTATTTCATATGCGGAAAGATTCAATCTTCCGCCATCAAAAACAGGGATAGCAACATTTTCCATTTATCCTGAAGAGAGGAGGATCCACGTATCGGCTTAGGTGTTTCCATGTTAACCGTTTTCCAACAAGGAGAGGATGAGATAATCATAGAGAATATCTCTGATAAGATTGTCAATTATATTTGTAGTTCATGCCCTGATACAAAGGTATCCGTAATTGAATCAGAGCCTCACAAGGCACAAATAAAGACGATCAGTTTCACAATAGATTATGTTATTCATTATAATGATCATAAACTTTTGATTCTTTCAACAAAGCACAAAAAAAGATTATCGGTTGTGATTTGATGTTTTCTATTTTCAAAAAAGACCTAAATATGCAGATTAGCGCTGAGTTAATCGCAAAAGATTTTCTTAGAACTGTGAATCATTATGTTGCATTTGCCCCGGCGCCTGGGAAGTTATCCCTCAATATCGCTACACTTCCAATGGACGAAGGGGTACTTGCTTCAATAGCGCTTGAAGATTTCACGACTGCGCAGGATGAGAAAGGAAGGGTAATATTAACACATCTCAACAAAACGGCGCAGATCATACTGGATTATGATGCAAAGATTGTGACTGTGGCCTTTGGGTATGTTCTTTTTGACACGTTTGAAGTACCAAGGGTGCAAAAAACAGATTACCATGGATAATTATGATCATGAAACCATCAAATGGCAGTTTGCATGGCTCTTTGGCATTTGCGGAGGACAAAGAACAATGGCCGATCAGCTTTGCACAAAGCCTCAAGGCTACGGCACAAATCACAAGGGGTATGGCCGTTGCAAATTCCATGGTGGTTGTTCCACTGGCCCTAAAACTGAAGAAGGGAAACTCTCATCGAGGAGGGCGCTTATGGTATCAAAGTTGAAGAGCGGGAAATACTCAAAGCTATCCAAAGATGTTTTTCAGGAAAACGAACTTGACATGTATAAGGCTATAATGAGTTACATGCTTTCAAATTATAGCGTTGATGAGATTGGGGCCGACCAGATTGCCATTGCAATTGTTTATCAAAAATGTTATCTTATCCCCAAGTTGCAGCAAGGGGAAGATATTGATCTAAATCCTAAGCGATAATATCCGGAAATGGCTTGCAGAATACAAACTGACGCCAAAGTCCCAGGATGCCGAGAAGATTACAATCAATCTGGCCCAAATAATACAGAACGTCCATGACAAAATGGAAAGTATAGAGAAAGTAAAAGTATTTAAATGCCTAAAATGTCGGGTAATATGTAGTATATGACACGAAAAGAACCTTATTTTATCAATGCAAATGGTGCATTATACCAAGGGTATTGCGAGGAGTCAATGCCGGCTCTCCAGGAAGGCTCTGTGGATCTTTGCGTGACCGATCCTCCGTATGGCTATTCTTTCATGGGTAAGAAATGGGATATTGATGTACCAAGTGTCAAAATATGGCAGGAGCTTTTGAGGGTATTAAAGCCAGGTGCTTTTGCGTTTATTATGTCAGCACCCCGCCAGGATGTCTTTTCTAAAATGATCAATAACATAGCCGCAGCTGGATTTCAAATTAGTTACACTCCTATCTTTTGGGCCTATAATTCAGGATTTCCAAAAGCAAGAGACGTGTCAAAAGAGATTGATAAAAAATTGGGTTATGAAAGGAAGCCTATTGAAATCCCTGGGAAGCAAAAATCGGCGCTTTGCTGGGGAAAGCATTACACTGATGGTCGCCAAGAAGTTGAATTTACGGAGCCGGTGTCAGAGGAAGCAAAGAGATTTTCCGGCGCTTATGTTAGCTTTGTACCAAGGCCAGCAGTGGAAGTTATTATTGTTGCAATGAAGCCAATTGTAAAGGATACCTATTTGGCCCAAACTTTGGATAATGGGAAAGGAGTCACGTGGATGGGTGATTGCCATATCTCAACTGAGGAAGGCACAAGATTCATGTCCAATCTTATTGCTTCCGACGAAATACTTGGCGAGGAAGGTATTTCGTATGATCTTGATGCATGGGATCGCATGAATGTGGATAAGCTGCCGATAGATCTTCAGGCAACTTTCCCATTTTTATTTGTACCAAAGCCAGTGAAATCTGAAAAAGAAGTTGGATGCGAGCTAATGGAAGAAGGCAAATGGAAAGAAAACTCCAAAGCCGATTCGCCAATAGATCGTGCAGGTAAGGCCAGGAAGAACATCCATCCAACAGTAAAGCCTCTAAAATTATTCTCATATCTCATCACTTTAGGCAGCCGAAAAGGTGACACAATAATTGATCCATTTCTTGGGAGTGGTACTGCAGCAATAGCAGCCGAACTCATGGAAAGAAAATGGATTGGATGCGAGCTAATGGAAGACTATGCAAAGACTTCCGTTGCAAGAATTTCGGCCCCCAGGAAGCAAGTCAAGGCCCTGGGAATAATTGATGATATTCAGGAATTGAAAAACTCAGAGTCGCAAATGCGCTTGAGTGCTTTTGTATGATAGATAAATTATCTGATTTATTTGAAAGTTGGTATTATAATCCAGTAAAGTTTAGTGTTGATTGTTTTGGTGAGGAGCCAGACCAGTTGCAAAAAGAACTGTTTGAAGCAGTTGCAAGACACAACAGGATTGCAGTTAGATCGGGAAACGGCCCTGGGAAATCATGGTCAGCAGCTAAACTTGGATTGTGGTTTTTCTTCACTAGGCCTTATTCTGATGTGATCACAACAGCGCCTACGTGGGACCAGGTGCAGCGAGTATTGTGGAAAGAAATCCGTGCAAACATGGCAAAATCTGAAATCTTGAAATCTTTTGTTGATCTATTGCCCCGTGATCCAACAATGTTCATGATCCAGGAAGATGGCTCAAAAAATGATGATTGGGCCATGTTTGGAAGATCATCAACACAAAAGGAAAACATGCAAGGATACCATGCAAAGCATTTGATGTTTATTATTGATGAGGCTTCAGGAGTGGATGATGAAATCTTTGAAGCTATTGAAGGGTCGCAAACTGAAGCCGGTGCAAACAAGGCAAAGATTGTGATGATCGGAAATCCCACAAGAACTGAAGGATATTTCTTCGAGGCCTTCCACTCAAAATCCCATTTGTGGAAGACAATTCATTTTGATTGCAGATTATCGCCCAGGGTGTCAAAGGATTGGATTGAGCAGAAAAAAGAAGAGTATGGGGAAGATAGCCCATTTTACAAAGTTAGAGTCTTGGGTGATTTTCCATTAGGAGGGGATGATGCTCTCATCCCCTTGTATTGGATAGAAAGAGCAGTTAGTTGATAAAATGGATCCAAATGTAATGGACCTTCTATGGAAGGACGGACAAACTACTTTTATAGGTAAAGGAAAGAAAATAAGAAATGGAATCCAGACCGATGAAGATGCGATCATCATCGGTGTTGTTGAAAAAAAGCCTTTGGATAAGCTCAAGAAAAAAGATATAATACCAAGAGAAGTTGCAGGCCAAAAAACTGACATTGTGCAAACAGGACGCATCCGTGCAGGCCCCCCTCTTAGAAAAAGAGAGTATGAAGAAGAGATAAGGATAACGAAGCAAAGGCCAATTTTCCCAGGTATTTCGGTTGGGCATCCTGACGTTAGTGCAGGTACTTTTGGCGCTGTTGTTTATGCCGAGGAAACTGAAGAACAGTTTGATCAGAACAATTGGTCATGGTGGGATAAATTTATCATCGCTGTTTTGAAGTGGCTAGGGCTTGTATCAGAAAGTCAAATGTCAATGCTTTCGTTCCCAGTGACTAAAACAAAGGCATATATCTTGAGCAATAATCACGTTCTGGCTAATGAGAATATGGCCAAAATTGGCGATGCTATTTGGCAGCCGGGAAGCTATGATGGTGGAGGCAAAAACGATGAAGTTGCAAAGCTCACCGAATTTGTACCAATCAGCAACAGAAAGCCAAACAAAGTTGACGTTGCCATTGCAGAAATAACAGTTGATTACAATCCAGCCATATATCAAATTGGCGTACCAAAAGAGCCGAGGTATGATCTTCAAGTCGGGGAATATTTACAATACTCTGGAAGGACATTAGGATACAAAAAGGCAAAGATCATCGCAACTGACGCCTACACTGAAGTTGAATACGACATGGGCGTAACTGAATGGGAAGGCCAAATAATTGTAGGTAGATGTGATGATGGCTCACCATCTTCTGAAGGCGGCACAAGTGGATCGCTTTGGCTTGACATGGATAAAAGACCAGCTGGAGTTTTGTATGCAGGATCAAATGAAGTAACTTGCATAAATCCTATAAAAGCCGTCCAGGAAGCGCTAAAGACAAAGATCTATTTTTGAGTATTTTTACTCAAATTTTTATTTATTGAGGGATTTTACTTGAAATACTGTGGCTTTGACGTTGCAAGGATGGGTAATGATTATTCAGTGCTAACCAACATCACCGTTGAGGAAAAGGTGAGAGTTGATAGGATTGACTTCTTTTCAAAGATTGAACTCATGGAGCTTTGTGGGTGGAGCATTCAGATCTTCAAGAAAATGTTCCCAGACAAAATACCAGTTGATATAATTGGAGTCGGTGCAGGCGTTCACGATAGATTGAAGGAGCAGGGATTTCCAGTTGTCGGCGTAAATGTTGCAGAGTCTCCGTGCCGCAATGTTGAAGATTTCAAGAACAAAAAAGCTGAAATGTATTGGAATTTGCGTGGCCTTTTTGAAAGGGAAGAACTTGAAATACCGAACATCCCTCACAGGAACAAACTTGTTGCAGAGCTTTCCAAAATGAAATACACTTATGACAGCAAGGGGAAGCTCCAGATTGTTGATCCTGAAGATAAATCTCCAGATTTTGCGGATTCTTTGGCACTTGCATGCTATGGCCCTATAATTAGCGCCAGGGTGCCGGGAGTCGTGATGTTTTGAAAGGCCGAAGATCCAAGTTCACAAAACAGCAGATCGCCATGTGCAAAAAGCATCTTGAAGATGGGAAATCCTTGAGAAAGACAGCACAAGAATTAGGGCCAGATTGGAATCTTCAAACAGTAGATTATTATAAGAAAAAGTTTGCTAAACAATAGTAAAAGTATTAAAGAAAAAGGCCTTTTCTTTTAATAGAAGTTGGGAATGTTAAAGGATCCTTTAATTGGAAACTTCAATCTTGACTTCTATGAGTTTCCCATCTTCAACGGCGTGAGTGTAATAAAATTTGCTCTTTTGAAGATTTTGTATTTCTTCAGGGGTCAATTTAATAGTTTTCATTTAATCTTTTCTCCCTTAGTGCTTTTACTCTTGCGTAGTGTATCTTGTGGGATTCCACAGTTCTTTCTCCAAGTGCTTCAAAAACGTAGAGATTGCTTTCCCCATAGGTGATGTTAAAAAAATCTACCAGGGCTTTAAACGTTTCAAAACTGTGCTGCACCCTTCTAATCTCCTTTGTTGAGTCTCCAATGATCCTCATTATCCAAAATTTTCCTTCGCCCAATCTAACATCAAACTGTATTGTATCTTCTGGAAGAAGTTGATAGTCCTTGAATGTTGACAACAAAAATCCTGCCGTGTTCCTAAACTCAATCATTTGTTATCACCATGTTTTACTACAACTATATAGTATATATACGTTACTATACACGAAAAGGATATATACCATTGATTGTATTCAATTATGGTGTTTATCGTGCCAGAAACAAAAGTATGGTGTGCCGGAAAACAATGCGGCTTTGTTGCCGCAATTGAAGACCTGGACGAAGCCCAGGAAGTTTTGAACAGCTACAGAGGTCTAGGGAAAAAGGCATGTGCTGTTCACAAAAGAGGTGTTGCAAGAATTTACGTGGAAACGGAGGCGGACTAAATGTGCATGAGCGAATTGGATAGGCAAATTGCGGCATTGGACAGAATGGACAGAGATGAACTAAGATCCGCTTGCGAAGATCAAATTTTGGAAATAGTGGCCCTAAAGAGGGAACTTGATGCTGCAAAGGCAGAACTTGTTGATGTGAAGGAAGTCAAGAATGATTATGCCAAGATTGTTCTTGGTGGTCTTGTGAAAGTGCATGCAAAGGAGAACATTCCATGAAAAAATTTATTCCTTATTTTCCTTTTGACGAATATTTCCTTGAAGAAGACGATGACGAAGATTTTGGAACTGGATTTAGACAATACGTAAACAGAAGGTGGGCAGAGGAGGCTGATGCTTAGTGCAACAAGTAGAATTCAACTCTCTTGATGACCTTATTCCTGGAGAAGAAATTTTGAAATACAAATGGTATTTTCCATCACGTGAAGAAGGTGAGAAAGTTTTTGTTAAAGCCGGCTATTATGACTTGAATCAGATTGTTGGCCTATTGAGAAAGTTCAGAAACGACCCTGTGACAATCCATTATATAGCCGATATGCTTGAAATTTAATTTTTTTATTAATTTTAGAAAAGATATATAAATTTTTTTGACAGTTTATAGTATTTCATCTGGTGAAATAAAATGGAGTATTGATATGACGTTTTTTCGACCAATTTAATCCCATTGCGCTGACAAAACAGATCGGCGCAATGAAATCCCAGATTGATGAACTTCAAAAACAGATGTACCTCACAGGTAGCAACGGCAATTTATATCTCACTGAGAGAACGGATCCTATTTTTGAAGAAATTACAAAAGAACAGGTCTTGCAATATTGTCAAAGATCGCCATTAGTGCAGCCAGTGCATAGTGCTATCATCAGAGAAATAACGAATACCCCTTGGGAAATAAAGCCTCTTTTTAATTACAAATGCATTGAGTGCGATGAAACTTACGATCAAAAACCTGAAGGTGAAAAATGTACTTGTGGTGGGGAACTTAGGGAGCCGGACCCAAAGCAAAAGAAAGTATTTACAAAATTTATAGATAATCCTAATCCTGAAGTGGATCTGTATGAACTAATTAGATCCTATTTGAAGTGGGTCCTTTCAATTGACGATGGATATATCTCGGTCAGTTATATTGGCCGGAACAAAGCCGGCAAGATGATCGTCTCAAAGAAGCCCTTGGGATTGTTTGTT